GGTTAAGCGACCTAGAGCAAAAAATCCCATTTCGTTTTTTTACCAATCTTGACGTATGAACCACCAGACCATCGCCCTCGCCGACCTCTCGCTCGACCCGTCGAACGTCCGCAAGCACTCGCGCCGAAACCTCGACGCGATCAAGGCGAGTCTGCGCAAGTTCGGGCAGCAAAAACCGATCGTCGTGGACGCCAAGGGAATCGTGCTTGCTGGCAACGGAACGCTGACCGCGGCGAAGGAGCTCGGCTGGACCGAGATTCAGATCGTCCGGACCGAGCTTGCGGGCGTCGAGGCCACGGCGTTTGCCATCGCGGACAACCGGACGGCGGAGCTGGCGGAGTGGGACGAGGACGGACTAGCGAATGTGCTGCAATCGCTCAAGGTTGAGGATGCGGATTTACTCGCGGCGACCGGCTACGATGCGGCCGAGGTGGACAAGATGAGCAAGGCGGAAGTCACGGAGGACGAGGTGCCGGAGCCGCCGGACGAACCAATCACAAAGGCGGGCGACCTGTGGATTCTCGGAGATCATCGCGTGATGTGTGGCGACTCGACGAAAGAGGAAGACATAAATCGTCTTGCCAACGGAAAGGCGTTTTCCCTTGTGATGATGGACCCTCCGTATGGAATCAACGCGGCACACATGACGATGGGCGCGGGTCAGTCGTCAAAACCAAAACAAGAGCGGTTGTCAAACGTATCGAATTGGGATTCAGGAAGGCCTCCTATCAAGCATCTTCTCGGAACCGGAAAATGCTGCCTGTGGGGAGGAAATTACTTCACCGAAGAACTTCCGGTAAGCGATGATTGGCTTTGCTGGCACAAGAAAAACGATGATCGGTCATTCGGTGAGTTTGAGCTTGCTTGGTGCAATTTCGGAAAAAGGACAAGGCTGTTTTCCCATCATTGGGGCGGTGAGAAAAAAGAACACATCACGCAAAAGCCGGTGGCGGTTATCGCTTGGGCAATCAATCAATCCGAGACGGATGGCATCGTTGCCGATTACTTTCTCGGCTCCGGCACCACCCTCATCGCCGCCGAACAACTAGGCCGCAAGTGCTACGGCATGGAAATCTCACCAGCCTACTGCGACGTCATCGTGAAGCGCTGGGAAAACCTCACCGGCAAAAAGGCCGTGCTCGAAAAGCCGACGACATGACCGACCCCGAGCAGTCACCGAGCGAAATCCTCGCGCGCCGGAACGTCGCCAACATCGCGACGAAGCTGAAGGCCGGAAAGACGCTGACGACCTCCGAGCGCAAGGCGCTAAACGATTTCCAGACCGGCCAGCTCGACGGCTGGGTCAAAGACCTGAGCACGCTCGCGAAGGAACTTGGCCTTTCGCGCCAAGCGATCTACGACGCGCGCAACCGATTCCCTAACGCACCGAAGAAGCACGAGGACGGACGCCGCGAGAACTTGGCCGCGTGGCAACAGTTCTGCGCGGAGAACGTGATCGGGAAGGACGTGGCGACGAAGAACCTCGCCGAGCTCAAAGCCGAGCTCATGCGCGAGCAAATCCGCCTCGCCCGCAGCAAGAACGAGCGCGAAGCCGGCGACGTTATCGACCGCGAAGTCGTCGAGGCGATGCTTGTCACTCTGGGGCAGAAGCTCAACCTGCTCCTCCGCCTCAAGCTCGAAGTCGAGCTCGGTCCGCGCGGCGTCGGGATGAACGCGGCGGAGTTGAACGTCGAGGGCGGCGTGATCTTGCAAGAGATTCGAGAGGTCGTGAATGCGAACATTGCGACGTTCGAGGGCGAGGCGTTGGATCGGTCGCGAGGGGCGGATGCGATTGTTTGAAATAAGTGTTGCAATCAATCAAAGCGTGATTATGGTCTTGGGCATGAACTCTGTTATCTCCTTCTCTTGCCCCGCCGGTGAATTTCGCGTTGGTGCCTTTGGCCGCACTTGGACAAAGGGATTCGCCGTAGTGCTCTCCGCTGGCGGCCTGCTCTGCAATCGTGACGGCTCGGTGATGTGCTTCCGCACAAAGCGCATCGCCGCTGAGGTTGCGGCCAGCCTGTAAAGCGATTGTTTGAAATAGTTGTTGCAATCAATCAAACACCTCGCATGCTCTTATGTATGAATTTCACCGCCGCCAAATTTAACAGCCTCGCAAACGCCCGCAGCTACTCGGACCGCACCGTCAAAGCCTCGATGGTTATTCTGGGCGATGACATGAAATTCTGGGTGGTGACGATGGCGGTGGCTGTAAAACTTATGGCCGGTGGCTACGAGGTCGCCCAATGACCGCCGGTGGCAAACGCACCGGCGCCGGCCGCAAGCCCCTCCCTCCCGCCCAGCGGGCCGTCGGCGTGACGGTGCGCCTCCGTCCGCAAGTCGCGGCGCGGTTTCGTGCATGGTGCAAATCTCGCGGAATCAGTCAGAGTGATGCGTTTGCGACGTGGGTTCAGCATTTGATTTGGTGACCGCGTCCGACGTCCTCTGCGCCACCCTGCGTCTCCCGCAGCCCGACCGCTCGCCGATTTACGAGTGGGCGCGGAAGCACGTCATCTTGCCCGAAAGCTACGCGACGCCGGGCCCCTTCAACGTCAAGATTTCGCCGTGGCTCATTCCGATCTTCGACGCGTTGCAAAACCCGCTCGTGCGTCGCGTTCACTTTCGCAAGGCCGTGCAAATCGGCGGCACGCTCGTGGCTGACATCTGGGTGCCGTGGCTCATCTGCAACGACGCGGGGCCGATCTCGTGGACGATGCAGACCGATGAGATGATCGACCGGCACGCCAAGTCGCGGCTGAACCCAATCTTTGAAAGCTGCAAGCCGGTCTCGGCGATGCTCCCGCGCGTCGGGCCGAACCGGACAACAACCGAGATTTACTTTGGTGGCTTCTTCTTCCTGCTCAATCCCGCGAACCTTTCAAGCCAGCAGAGCCAGTCCATTCGCTACAAAATCAACGATGAAATCTGGCTCCCGAAGTGGCAGGAGGTGTATGGCCACGCCGTCGCCCGCGTCTCGCGTTTCGAGGAGGTGGGGCGCAGCAAAATCTACAACACGAGCCAAGCGCCGATCATGGACCTCGAAACCGGCAACGTGGAGGACACGAGCTTCCGCCAAGGAAATCAGCAGGAGTGGAGCACGGAATGTCCGTCGTGCCGCAAGGTGCATCCGCTCGTCTTCGCGCTCGACAAGAACGAGGAGACCGGCTTGCGGGGCGGCGTGGTCTGGGATGCCGCGGCAAAGCGCGACGACGAGACATGGGACGTGCCTCGCGCGGTCGCCTCGTGCCGTTTTCGGTGTCCTCACTGCGGCCACGAGTCGCCCGACACAGACACGACGCGCAACGGGTGGAAGCGCGCCGGTCGCTTCGTGCCGCTGAACCCAACCGCGCCGGCCGAGATTCAGAGCTTCCGCGTGGAGGCGGTCGTCAGCCGGCCGATGCGGCTGCTCGTCGAGGAGTTCTGCGAGGCCGACAATCACCACGTGCGGCAGGGTGATGACAAAATGAAGATCGAATTCCGTACCAAGCGCGAGGCGCGCCCGTGGATCGTCGAGAAGAAGGTGGTTAATCTCTTCGTCACGAAATCCGATTACACCGTCGCGCAGTTTTCTAACGGCGAGGGCATCGAGGGCGAGGTCATCCGGTTCATGGCCATCGACCGGCAGCAAGACCACTGGTGGGTGGAAATCGGCGCCTTCAGCTCGGCAACGGGGCCGACCTACAAGCAACTCTATTTCGGGCGCATCGAGACGCGGGACCAGCTCCGCCAGATGCAATACAGATACAAAGTGCAGGACGCGTGCGTCGCGCAGGACCGCGGTTACCGACCCGCGGACGTGGACCGCGACTGCGCCGACTTTGGCTGGCGCGGGATGCGCGGGCACGCTCGGAAGACGTGGACGATGAAGGACGACGCGAGCGACAAGCTCATCAACTTCCCTTTCTCGGAGCCGCGCGTGAGCGATTACCGAGGCGGGGATGTGTTCTACTACGACTGGTCGGGCGATTACTTTAAAGACCTCCTCGCGAACGCTCTGGAGGCCAAGGGCGATCTCAAGTGGCTCCTACCGGAAGACGTCAATCCGCTCTATCTCGAACACCTCAAGGGCGAGTCGAAGGTGGAGATTCGCGCCGGCGTTTGGCAGTGGGTCGAGGTGAAAAGCAACGCGCCGAATCACGGGCTCGACACCTCGGCGATGATGCTCTGCATGGCCACGATCGCTAACGTCGTGCGCTACACGCCAGTCAAAGACTGATCCTAGTTTGACGTTTCGAGCCTTGGTATGCTCGACAACCCATTTCTCGGACTGGACAGCGCCACGCTGACGGCGCTCAAGACCAAGACGATTGACGCGATTCAGGCCGTGCTCCTGAACCAGAGCTATTCGTTGAACGGCAAGAGCGTGAGCCGCGCGGACCTCAACGCGCTCAACAACATGCTCGGGAATTTGCAGGACGCATTGACGAACGCGGCTGGTGACTCCACAGATACGACCTTCGTGAGCTTCACGGGACTCTGACCTTATGGACAACGACATTTTCGACGCGTCAAAATTGATCGCTCAGAAACCGTGGCTCGACCGCGCGCTCGAAAACATCGCGCCGACATGGGCGCTGAAACGGCTAGAGGCTCGCGTCGCGAAGTCGCTTTTCGAATACAATGCCGCGCGGACGAACCGCTTGTATGCTCCGAAACAATACGCGCAGCCAGCGGAGAGCTCGCAGAACCAGCGCGATCGCGTCGTGATGATGTATGAGGCGCAGGACTTGGTGCAGAACTTCCCAGAGGCTCGCGAAATTTCCCGCAAGTTCGGCACGTATCTAACGCCCAACGAGTATTCTCCGACGACAGGTGACCGCGACTACAACCAGACCATCAGCGAGTATTTTCATGCGTGGTGCAAGACGTGCGACGTCACGAACCGGCACAGCTTCAAGAAGCTCGTGCAGCTGGCCGCCGAGGAGCGTCCGGTCGATGGTGACTGCGGCTTCGTAATCCGTCGCAGCGGCGAAGGGCTCAAGCTGCAACTCGTGCCTGCGACTCGCATCGGTAACCCGAACGACACGGCGGTCGCGTCAAACAACTACTTCCAAGGCATCGTCACAAACGACTTCGGGCAGCCGGTCGCGTATCGGATTTATCGAGTCACGCGTGACGGCGTTTACTTCGGCGCGGAGGACATTCCCGCGAATCAGTTTTGCCACTACCTCGACCCATTTCGGGTGGACCAGTATCGCGGAATCACAGATTTCCACGCTGCGATTCAGACGGCGCGGATGCTGCACGACATCCTACAAGCCGAGAAGGCGGGCGTACGTTTCTCGTCGCAACAGGCCGCGCTCATCTTCAACGACCGCGGAGTCGCGAATCCGCGCAACCTGTTCCAGCCGAATCCTGCGCTCTCGCTCCCAAGCGGACAGCAGCAGAAGAACGAGCTGACTGAGGTCGGGATGATTCGCTATTTTCAGAACAGCGACCGCGTCGAGGTAATGCCGTCGCGTCCTTCGCAAGCGTTCACGGGATTCGTGCAACATCTCATGCACGAGATCGCGCTGGGCGTGGGCGTGCCCGAGGGCGTTCTGTTCGGCACGCAGGATTACAAGGGCCCAAGCGTCCGCGCCGAATTCGCCGCAGCCGACCGCGTGTTTACCCGCCAGCAGGGCGTTCTCACCGACAAGGTGCTCGACCCAATCAAAGACGCCGTGATTCTCGACGCCATCGCGCGCGGGGAAATACCACCGCCTCCGCTTCTGGCCGGCGAGACGATGGTTCACGCGTTGCGCCGCGCGACCTCGGGCGAGTGGCGTTTCCCCGCGAAGCTCTCAATCGACGTGGGCCGCGAGAGCGCCGCGAACATGAACGAGAACCGACAGGGTGCGAAGTCGCTTCAAGAAATCGCAGCCGAGGAAGGCACGGACGCTTTCACGCGGCTTGAGCAGATCGCGATCGAGGCCGCCTACGTCAAGCAGCTGGCCGAGAAATACGGCGTGCCCGAGACCGCGATTCGGCTCACGACAAACTCGCTCCCGAGCACGCCCGC